CAATCTGTAGCGGCTGAAACTTCTGCTAGAGAAGCTGCGGTTCAATCAGTTGAGCAATCAGTTCAAACAGCTCAAACAGATATTAGCGGATTAAAATCAGGATTAGCTCAAGAAGTTCTTGATCGTCAAGCAGGCGACAATGCTCTTAGTTCTCGAATTAATGTTCTTGAAACATTTGGGTATGATCAAGTTGTTTACGTTTCTAAAAACGGATTAGATACAAACTCAGGGAAACAGCACTCTCCATTTTTGACAATTACAGCGGCTATGAACGCAATTTCAGATGCCTCACCAACTAAAAGATATGCTGTAAAGGTTGCGCCTGGTAATTATACAGAAGCGTCACTTGCACTCAAAGCTAACGTATTTGTAATTGGTGAAGGTCAAAAAGAATCAGTAAGAATTACTGGTGCAGTATCAATGGGGTCTAGCTTTAATGCTAGTAGCTCATTCGATAATAGATCAGGTTTTTCAATGGTTACTTTAATTTCTGCCGCTAACTTTGATTGGAATGCTGTTCAATCTGCTGCAGGAAAACTTTATTTCAATGAAGTTGTTTTTGCATCTACTGTAAATTTAAATGGCTATAACAATGCTATTGCTCAGGCTCAATTTAATTCCTGCGTAATTTTTGGTGCCATGACTGTTTCAGGTATTAACATTGGTGTTTTTACTGACAACGTACTTTATGGAAACATTACATTAAATCAACATCCAAATGGTGGAATGGCCACAATCCTTGCGGCTACTGGTGGGTATTGCAGCGGAACAGTTAGGCTTGCAACAACTGTAAATGATTTTAATAGAAGATGCTCTGCTTTTTTAAGAGGGTTTCCATCTGAAATTTTAATCATTGATGGTGCAGTTTCTTATGCTGATGTTGATTTAGTTTCTCAATCAAAACAAGGTGCCCAAAAGTTAAATGCTGGTCAATTGATCGCATTAACACCAAAAATTCATCACGATATTGAAACTCAGATGATTAAACCATTGTCTTCAAACTCTCATAATATGGGTGATTGGGGTGCTCAATGGATGTTTAACTTTGGTTATGTTCACGCTTCATCTGGGACTGATTTATACTTAACTTCTGTTGATAGTTCTTATGATTCGGCAGGGTCATCAACTGGATATTCAATTAATATCGAAGCTGATGGATATGGATTAAAGCCAAATGTAAACGGTGGCGATGTTAAGATTGTGACTGCCACTCCAAGTGGAACTGGCACTAGAGGTAAAGTTCAATTAAATGGTAGTGAAATTGATGTTACAAGCAAGAAAATTACTAATCTTGCTGATGGTACATTAGCAACAGACGCTGTTAATAAAGGTCAATTAGATTTAGTATCAAGCGGATCATCTTCAGCGGTTGAAGCGGAAGAGGCGGCAAGAATTGCAGCCGATAAAATCTTACAAGATCAAGTAGACGATCTCGATGCGCTAACTGCGTCAATTCAAAGTGATGTCGATGATCTTGATGCTTTTACAGCTTCTATTCAAAGTGATCTTGATATTGCTGAATCCGGTTTAGCGCAAGAAATTCTTGACCGTCAATCAGCCGATGCCTCTACTTTATCTTCTGCCCAAGCTTACGCAGATCAAAAAGTATCTGAACTTGTTAACTCTGCTCCTGAAGTTCTCGATACCCTTAAAGAACTATCTGACGCTTTAGGTGGGGACGCTAATTTTGCCGCTACTGTAGCCGGTCAGATTGGCTCGGTTGACGACAAAGTAGATCAAGAAATCCTTGACCGTCAATCCGCTGACTCTGCTTTAGACGGTAGAATCTCAGCACTTGAAAATGCTCCGGATGCGGTTATCTTTGAAGAAGATAAAGAGTTTGTAGTTGACGGGATTAACGTAAACTCAACCTATCTAGACCTCCCTCACCTTGCTAAGGCAATCTTGAAAGTAGGGGTTAACAGACTTAACGCCTATAAAACTAGAGACTTTACAGTAAGCGAAGTTGGAGGGGTTACTCGTATTACTTGGAACAATGATCTAGCTTCTGGCGGTCTTTCAGAGATTGCGGGCGGAGATTATATCTTTGTAACTTACGCTAGATAGTGATTAATGTCCTCTGATGTAAGAAAAAAGAAAAAAGAATCCTTACAGTTGGCCATTGAGAGATTGCAAAACAGTCTCTTAATGGCCTCTCAATCTGGGAATACCCGACAAGTCAACGCATTAGATAAATGTATCAAAAGACTAGAGGAAGACTTGAAGAAGCTAAAATACTAGAATAATGTAATAGTCTAGGAGGCACTATGCCTAAACTTATTGATGTAAAGAATGTTGAAAAGAAATTTGAAATAACCAATAAAGCGGATTCGTCAGAGATTCTACTTTACGGGGCAATCGGAGAGTCTTTCTTCGATGACGCAATTTCAGCTAAAGCATTTAGTGAAGAACTAAAGAAAATACCTAACTCAGTCAAGAACATAACGCTACGAGTAAACTCTCCAGGCGGTTCGGTTTTTGATGGCATGACTATTTATGAACGTCTTAAAAATCATCCTGCTAAAGTAACTGCTTACGTTGACGGACTTGCCGCCTCAATTGCTTCAGTTATTATCATGGCCGCTGACGAGGTTATCGTTGGTGACGGTGCTATGATTATGATTCATAAACCAATGGTCGGAACTTATGGCAACTCATTGGAATTAGAAAGAATGATCGACATTCTTGATAAGATCGAAAATCAAATGATCGGCATATACGCTAAGAAAACAGGTATGACTCGAGCCGAGATTTCTGCGGCTTTAGCTGCCGAGACATGGTACACGGCCGACGAAGCTATTGAGATGGGTTACGCAAAGAAGAAATACGAAGCCCATGAAACATTACATATCGCTGCCTCGATGATTGAAAATTGTACGTGGTTTAAACATAAACCTCACATCAAAAATAAAAATGATCTTGTCAGAGAAAAACTCAAAGAGTTTAATAATAAAGCGAAAGAGTTTTTGAATAAGAAATAAAGAGATGGGCAAAACTCGTCTAGTGCGTAGTGGCCCACTTAAAAACCAATAGGAGAAGAATATGAACTTGGAACAAATGAAAGCACGATTAGCAGAAATCGTAGCTAAACTAGGCGAGTACAACGGTCTTGAATCTTTTAACGATACAGACGTTGAAGCTATTAACGGCCTTAACGAAGAGTTTGAAGCTCTTAAAAAACAAATTGAAGCAAAAGAAAAAGTAGTAGCTATGACTACTGCCGCTTCTATTTCTACTCGTAAGACAGCTCCGGAAGCTGCTACTAGAGTTGACGTGCTTCCTTCTAAAACTGAAAAGAACGGCGGCTTTAAGTCATTTGGTGACTTCCTAGCTTCTGTTAAGAAAGCTGCTTCTGGAGACATTGATAAGCGTTTCCAAAATACAATGTTCGAAAAGAATGGAGAAGATGGCGGTTTCCTAGTACCTGAAGAAATGATGACAGAAGTAACTAAAAAAGTTCAATCTGACGAATCTCTTCTTGCTCGTACTCGTCAATTTACTGTTTCTGGTAACGCTCTTACTCTCCCTGTAGATGAGAAGCAACCATGGACAGGCGGTGTCAATGCTTATTGGATTGCTGAAGGCGGCCAATACAATGACTCTAAGTTCGGTTTCGAAACTGCTTCTTGGAGACTTCATAAGCTTGGAGCTATGATTAAAATTACTGACGAACTTCTTGAGGACACAGTTGCTCTTGAGTCTTATATGAGAGCTATGGCCCCTGAAGCTATCATGCACAAAATCAACTCTGCTATCTTAACTGGTAACGGAATTGGTAAACCTAAAGGTATCCTTAACTCTGGTTTCAAAGTTAAAGTTGCTAAAGAATCTGGTCAAGCTGCCGATACAATCGTTGCTCGCAACGTAATCAAAATGTATTCTAAGCTTATCCCTTCAGCTCGTGCAGGTGCAGTATGGTATATCAACGCTGCGGTTGAAGAACAACTTCGTCAAATGAAGTCTGATTCTGGCGACTTCATCTACCTAGCTCCTGGAAGCCAACTTAACCAAACTCCATACGGTCAGCTCCTCGGACTACCTGTTATCCCACTAATCGGAAGTATGCCAGCTCTAGGCGACGAGGGCGATATTATCCTCGGAAACTTAAGCTACTACTACTCGATTGTTAAAGCAGGCGGAATGAAGCAAGCTATCTCTAGCCACCTTCACTTCGACCGTGACATCCAAGCTTATAAATTCACAATGAGAATCGATGGCGGTTGTCCATTTAAATCTCCTGTGAAAACTGAGTTCGGTGATTACGAAATGTCAGCTTTCATCACTTTGGAAGATCGTTAATAAGTATTAATCGGGGAGGATTTTCCTCCCCATAAAAAAGAATTTAATTAGGAGCAAAATATGGAAAAGTTTTTACTAGAAGAAAAGTCTCTGAAGCAAGCTTTCTTGCCAGTTGACCTAAACGTAGCTGCCGTAAGTGGTGCAAGAATTTCTTTTGAGAAGGCTCACAGAATCTCAATCGTTCTTTGCATGGGCGACTCTACTGGAGCAACTGTTAACGTAAGCCTTCAACAACACAATGCTGCTTCAGGCGGTACTTCTAAAGCCCTAGCTATTGCTAACAAGTATTACAAGAAAGCCGGAGCTGCTTTGTCTTTCACAAAAGTTGAGCCAGAAGTAGCTGCTTCTTCTTTTGATGTTTCTTCAGACTTCGCTAACGACGAGGGTATCCTTGTTCTTGAAGTTCTTCCTGAAGACCTAGATGTTAACGGCGACTTCTCTCATATCTCTGTTAACGTAGCTGACTCTGGAGCTGCTAAAGTTGCTTCTTGTCTTTACGTTGTTCACAGCGAAGAAAAACCTGCACACGTTATCGAGCTGTAATTTTTAACTAAAAAGGTAACACTTACGGGGCCAAGAATTTGGCCCCTTTTTATATCAACAAACGGAGGAAGAAATGAAACTCAAATTCTTGGTTGACGGATATTATAACGGCAAGCACAAATACGAAGCAGGTAAAATTTACACTATTTCTAATGAGCTAGGCGAAGCTGATCGTTGGCTTAAGCGTGGAGCGATTGAAGTAGTTGATGAACCTAAAAAAGAAGAACAAGCCCCGGCAATAGTAGTAGAAAATACAGTAGAAGAAGTTGTAGTTGTCAAAGAGGTCGTTAAAAAGGAAAATGGGAAGGGTATAAAAAGAAATAAGGGAATCCCACTAAATGAAACTTCTGAAATTCTTTAATAGGTCTAAGCCCGAACAAATAACCTTGCCTCGAAGACACTTCGGATACTCTGCCGGAACTATGGTTTCGGAAGATACCGCTATGGAATCTTCTGCCTTTTATCGAGGGGTTATCTATATTTCATCCCAGATTTCAAAATTGCCTTGGGAAGTTAAAGGGCCAGACAATAAAGTAATTGAAAACGATATATCTTATATCCTAAACGTAAGCCCTAACGAGGAAATGACTTCAATGTTTTTGAAGTTGTTTCTAGTTCAATGTGCTTTAATTCGTGGAAACGGTTACGCAGAAATTGAAAGAACTATCGACGGAAGAGTTAAAGCTTTATGGCCACTAAACCCTAATAGAGTTGAAGCCGTTAGAGACCCAAACGGGAATCTACTTTATAGAGTTCTTCAGTCTGGAAGAAATAACGAAGACGTTTATCTTCGCCCTAATGAAATTTTTATTGTACGAAATCTTCATACTAAAGATGCAATTCAAGGTCAGGGGCTAATCGCCTACGCTATGCAGACTTTAGGTATTAGTCTCGGTGCGGATAAATTCGCAAATTCTTTATTTGCCAATGGCGGTATGCCTTCAGGTATCTTAAGTCATCCCGGTAAACTATCTGACGTTGCCTATAAAAGATTAGTAGATACCTGGAAGGAAAACTATGGCGGAAGAAAAACCGGAGCAACTGCCCTTCTGGAAGAAGGTGTTACTTATTCTCCTATTTCCCATTCTCCTGACGTTTTACAATTTCTTGAGAGTCGTAAATTTTCTGTGGTCGAAATTGCTAGGTTCTTAGGAGTACCTCCTACGATGCTATTTGATTCTGACTCAGCTAAATTTAATAACGTCGAACATCAAAACCTACAAGTAGTTACGGACGTGTTGGATGCTTGGGCGAGAAACTTAGAATCTGAAGCCGATATGAAACTTCTTAGCGGAAGAAGATTCGGCAGACGTACTGAGTTTGACCTCTATGCAGTCTTCCGTGGCGATATGGTTACTCGTTCAACGTACTTTAAAAATATGATGCAAATAGGAGCTATGACTCCGAATGAAGCTAGAGTTAAAGAAGGTATGGCCCCTTATGACGGAGGCGATAGATTCTGGATTGCAGTAAATAATTTTAGTCCGGAAGATAGAGTTGATGAAATCATTGACTCCCAGATTAAAAAGAATGAACCTCAACCAGAACAAAACTCTGAGCCTAATCCGGTAGACCAAGCCGTTGCAGCTTATTTGACTAAGAAGATAACACAAAACTAAACTCGTCTGGTACGTAGTAGGTGAAGTGGTGAATAACAAATTACTAATTGCTCTCATTGATTCTATGGTCAATGAGGCGGTATCAAATTTAAAACTATTAGAGGGCCCGCAAGGTCCCCGTGGACTTAAGGGTAGAGATGGAAACGACTTTAACCTCGATGACCACAAAGAAATAATAGTCGATCTAATTCACCAAAACCTACCAAAGACTTTTGAATTAACTGACGAACAAAAAATAGAACTCAAAGGCGAGCCAGGTCTTCCGGGTAAAGACGGAAGGGACGGACAGGACTTTGACTTTGATGATTGTCGAGTTCAAATTAGCGAAATAATCAGTAGCTATATTTCTGAAATAGCCCCGTCACTTAAACTAACTTTTAGCGATTTAACTGACGAGGACAAAGACTCTCTTCGTGGCCCTAGAGGACAAAGAGGAAAGCCAGGTAAGGACTTTAATCTTGAAGAAGCCAAGTCTGTTATCGAAGAAGCCGTAGCTGACTCGGTAATGGCATTGGCCCCAGACCTTAAACTAACTTTTGATAAATTAACTAACGAAGAAAAAGATTCTTTAAAACTTAAGTTTGAACATTTAAGCGAAGAAGAAGTTTCTAGGCTTCGGGGTCCTCGAGGACAAAGAGGTAAGCAAGGTCAACAAGGTATTCAAGGCGAGCCAGGCAAAGACGGAATTGACGGGAAAGACGGAAAAGACGGACTTTCCATTCGTGGCCCTATTGGCCCTCAGGGTATTCAAGGATTGCCTGGAAGAGATGGGCAAGACGGGATTGACGGGAAAGACGCTCCAGTAATTGTTGACATTGAGACAGAACAAATTGGCAACGAAGTCAGCCTATTGTTTCAATTTGATAATGGCGAAGAAATAAAGACCAATCCTTTTGAACTTCCTAAGTCCGAAAACATTTATAACCTTTATACAGCTTATAGAGAGAATGGGACGGGAGGCGGTCAGGGTGAACAGGGTCCTCCAGGTCCTCAGGGACCTCAAGGGGAACAAGGACCTCAAGGGGAACAAGGACCTCAAGGGGAACAAGGACCTCAAGGGGAACAAGGACC